AGCAATCTCACGCTTAATCATGCGCTTAATAGGCATTGCCTTTTTGTACGTACGCTTCTTGTACGTACGCTTCTTAGCATACTTTCTGGAAGAAACTTTGCGGCGAAAATAGACCATCGTTGAATTAATTATGAAGAAATCTAAAAGGATGGCTCGTAAATCGGTTGGGACTCGGAGGGTCCCCTAAGGCGCCTTCGGCGCTGCCACGCGAGGATGCGATCGAATCGGGGGAGCGTGTTTGTATGTTGGGAGCCACGAGCCTAAGGCCGCGCGCCGGGGCTCCTCCGTCGCCTGATCCGGGCGCGGCTGGTGGAAAGGTGTCAAAACGCGTAACCTTAACCCTGCGCAAGATAGTGCTTAGGGTAATGTCAGACTGTTCCCAAATCTCGTTCGGATGATAGTTCGCTGTCACGACTATCTTCTTCGGTCTGATATCTCCAATGTACCCGCCCTTACACTCCGCTTTAAACGGGTACCTATCCAGCCATCGCTTCATGTCGCCGCTCTGCTTGACCTGAAACTTGTCAAAATCGTCAATGATAACTACGTCCTCGCCTTTGTATCCATCCCACCAAGCATTCTTAGGATCCTTGATGTAAGCACCGGGATTCTGTTGACGCGCAGCGTAACTTTTCCCAGCGCCAGACGGGCCGTAGAACCACTCATGTTCCAAATCTCCATCCAACGTAACCGCAGCAGGCTGGTCACGTTTCTCAATCTTCGCGGCCAAATAGTCGAATGCCTTCATATTCAACGCAAATTGGCCCATATCTTCGTACCTCTTCTCCTTGTAAGCTTCAAATGCTTCTTCGAATGCTCGCTTGCCTAGGGCGCCTTTCTCCTTGTCTGACAGGGGTCTTTCGCCTTTTTCGAAGACATCGGCATTCTTCCCATAATTGGGACCTTTCTCCTTCTCGGCTTCCCACTCAGCCTTGGTCTGCTCACCCTTGGCGCAGTACGCCGCATTACGGTTTGGTGTACCAATCGCAATCTCCCAATGAGCACGAGCCTGAAACTTCTTCTTCAGTACTTCTAGTGTCTTGGCATTATCAAAGTACACATATCCTTGTAGGTGTGGGGTGCCTGATTCTCCTACTTCTTTTCCGAAGATAAGATAACGGCACTCCCATAGTTTGACCTCTTCGAGTTCATCTTCCGTGTAATTGTTCAAAGTAAAGCAAAAATTTCTTGCACGCTTCGTATCCATTGTAATTAATTATGAAACAATCGCACAGCCATCGTCTCACCATCAACTACTGGATGCAATTTATGCACTAATAACAATTACACTTACACACTAGGGGGTAGGGTAATACTGGACCTACCCCCCGTGTGCGTTTCTCCTTTAGGCGTCTTCGTACTCAACACTCTGTACATACGACATCTGCGCAGGAACAGTGGCAGAGCTCATCTGTGCACCGTTAGCATACACGGCCTGAGCCATGAAATACAATCCTCTCGTAGTCGGATTCGTAGCAGTATCCCTGAAGTCATAGAACTTGGGTACGTACTTAGTCAGATCAAAGCTGAAAGGACAGTTCAGCTTAAAATCGTTGTTCGACAGGTTGCCCTGCTGCGGCAGCGCGCCCGTCCCGGTGTAGGAAGCATAGCCCAGCTTGAAGATCTTGGTATGAAGCACACGATACCTGTCCGTGTTCACAGGTGCAAACATGTCCATCAGGTCGTTCTGCATGCCGCTGGTTGTGTTTCCAAACTGAAAGAAATCTCCATCAGTCTTCACCGTAGGGGTGAGAGTGGGAGCATCCTTGTCGTAAAAAAACCAAAACTTCACCATGCACGGCGCGGGTGTCTGGTTCGTCGTAGCGTTGTACTGCGTAGGATGCATGACACCCTTAAACGTAAGCTTCTTGATCTTGATCTTGTTTCCAATGCGTTGACCCTGTCCAGTTCCCTGAGAAATGATCAACCCAACAGCATCCGGATGACACGGAGTAATCACGGAATCAAACTGCGTAGAATTCGACGGATAAATATCCTGCTGCAAGTTGTACGCCTGTTGCGTCTTGTTCTCGATGTTTCGAGCAATCTCACGCTTAATCATGCGCTTAATAGGCATTGCCTTTTTGTACGTACGCTTCTTGTACGTACGCTTCTTAGCATACTTTCTGGAAGAAACTTTGCGGCGAAAATAGACCATCGTT